TTGTTTTTATACTTTTTTACTTCTGTGCTTATTGTTTCTACGTGTTTTTTATCGAAGTATATGTCTTGTAATGCTCCATACTTGTTTACGAAAGTTACTTTTATAGGCATGTATTTAGAGCAATCTGTTCTTTTAATTGTTATTGTTGTTGCTGGACTTCCTACAGCTACACTTGTTGTAGTTCCTGTAAAAGCATTATATACTATAGTTCCTGATGATAGCACTGGTATAAACCCTCCAGTTCCTTCTGGAACATACATAATGGTATTATCTTGCATTACACAAGATCCATCTCCAGAACAAAAGCTTTTAGTATTAGATGTATTATAATAATCCCAATATCCATCAAAACCTACGTGTGTAAAGTTTATAGATAATCCAACTTGAGATCCTGTTGCATTAACTCCATCGTAAAAAAATATCTCTCCTGATATATTTATCTTTTGAGCTTGATAACTTCCTGCGAAAGTAATATCTAAATAATCTTTTGCTAGTTCTGCTATTTCAAATAACACTGTTTCAGTAGGAGTGTCTTTTATTATTGTATATCTTGTTACACCTTCTATCTGAAGTACAAGCTTTGCAGATGATGCTCCAGGTCGTGGGTGATATTCGTAATAAGGACTTCTTAATAATATATTTGCCATGTTCTATTGTTTTATTGTATAATCTATAAATTCTTCTACATCTAATCCGTATGCTTCTAGTAATTCTTGTGGTAATCTTTTAAATCCTTTTTCAAAAGGTTTAGTAAAGAATAAGCTTGCTTTTATTCCTTTATTCCATATTGATCTGGAAATAACATATGCTGTAGATTCATAACTAGTAAATTTTCCTTGTTTATCTCTGAATTGAAATCTTCTTGCTTGTACCCATTTCTTTATACCTCCTGATAATCCACCTTTCTTTCCTGTGCCTGTTCCAAACTTAAAAGGACTATTAGTGCTTTCTGGATACGTGCTTGTTGCTCCTTTAACCCCTTGATCTTGGAACTTACCATAATCTTCCATCTCAAACTTTAAACTAAATGAATTAGGCATAACATCAAGTATACCTTTTAGAGAATTATAAAGCTGTTTAGAAACATTCTTATTCTTCCTAGTTAGATTAGCTCTAGACTGTTGGATTACATAATCTTTAAATGCTTCTAATGCTTTTCTTGTATTCTCGTTGTTTAGCATATCGTCATATCGTTTTGTATCTGTACATCAAATGTTGCTACCCATCCAGCTAGTTTGTTTTCAAATCTATCTACAAAAGGCTCACAAGTAACATCTGTATCTACTTGATATTTGTCTGAATATAAATCTCCTCTTTGTAATAATGCCATTAGTCTATCTAATATCCCTAGTTGTGTGTTTAGCACATCTTGCTCATTGTCATTACCTAAAAATAAATCTGTTGTTTCTTCTTTGTTTATGTCTACTATATCCATACACATAACAGAAATATTAAACGTAAGTATTTTAGTGTTTATTGTACATTGATTTACCATTACATGTGATAAAGGAAATATAGTCTGTTTATTAAGATCTACATTGTCAAAGCTTCCATATGATACATTGTTTACAAATGGTTCTGCTTCTAGTGTTTCTTTTATCTTATTTGTTATGTTATAAAATCCTGTCATCTTGTTTTCTGTTTAATTAAATTTTTCTCTGTCTGTAATTTGTCTTGCTCATATGCTAAATAGTATAATGATGAATGTACATTTAATTCACTGACAGATTCAAGTTTGGTTGCATCTCCTCCAGCCAATCTATATAGCGAGTTATACCATCCCCACTTCCTAGCAAATCCTCCCTCTGCTGAATAGTCATCCCCTTGATCGCCTCTTGATTCAAAGATTTCAGGATAGTTTTCAGTAATTCGTTCTTTAAATTGTAAAAAAAAAGTATAGAACCCATAACTATATCAAGTGGCATCTGTTTATATTTTTCAGAATCTTCTGACCCTTTATAGTCTTCTATGATGTATTTGTCTTTTAGTGTGTCTTTTATTGGTCTGTATAATACTGCCATAGCTTTGTGCATGTTGCTCCAGTCTCCTAGCGTAGTATCAAGATCTATATATTCTCCTAAAGTTATTTTGTCTAAATCTGGAACAAAGCCATAAGCTATTCCATCCATTGTAAAAGTAGGTACAAGTTTAGCGTCTTTATTAAATAAGTCATTAATGATTCTTACAACTTCCATTACACTATTAAACTGTACCTTAATTACGTTTTGTAAATTAAGATTACAAAAGATTTCTACTGTCTTGTGTAATAAGAAATTAGAGTTTTGATTAGCCTCTGTGTTTATCTTTTCATACTTCTGGTATTGTTCTAAACTAATCTCTCTTAAAGATTCTGGAACTTGTATCTTAACTTTCATATTATAACAATAACTTATTCAGTTTTTTGTATAAAAAAAGAGGACCATTTCTGATCCTCTCAAACTAATTAACATTAAAAAAAATTATTAACTACTATTATCTCTTTTTATTCTCATCTCTCTTTGTATTGCATCATGAGCTCTATCATATGCCCATTCATATACTTCTGCTATTTTATGTTCTAACTCTTTTGTTCCTTGTGAGAACACTTCTGTTCCTTTTTTAATTTGTCCTTTATAATCTAAAACAAGTATTACAGGTGGTTTCTTTCCTAATCTTGTTGGTTCACGATAAACTCTTATATCATTATCAATACACCATTTGAAGATCTTCATCTCCTTCTCGTACTGATCTTTGGTTTTCAGCTCTATCGATTTCAGTTTCGATTTCATTAATTACTTTTAAAAGTTTTTTACTGATTCTTATTGATGAACCTTGTGACAAGCCACCATGATTAAATAATTCTCGGTTGATTATTAATAGTCTCTTTCTAGCTTCCTCTAATGACATAAAATAAAAAGTGTATTAGCATTATCATCCAGAATGTAAATTGAGGAAATCCCCAGCATAGGTATTTAACTATGTCTCTCTGTAGGTTTTTGTCTACAGGCATATTAATGTCTTGTTGTGTTGCTTTGTATACTGTCTTCATTATGATAGGTAATAAGTTAATGTTCCTATAATTCCTAATATAATAAATATTACTGTGTAAGTAATAAAAGCCCATTTAATCATTTCTTTTGTTTTCATTTCTTTGTTTCTAAAAAGATGCTGCCCATTCACACTAGACTTACTAAATTCCTCACTAGGATCATAATCCATTGTTGATATCGGTTTTAGTGTTTTTATGTTACTACGGGTTATCAGCATCTGTATATTTATAGCTAATATATAAACATTTTTTAAACAATCAAAGTTTTTTGTTAATTATTTTTACCAAATGTGATATTCTCCTTTATTAGGATCTTGTAATTGTGAGGTTAATGCATATCTAGCTGCATCAATACTATGGTCTCCAGACATAGGGTTAGGCTTTTGTAGTGTGTTACCTTGCTTGTCTTTCATCCAGACATAACCCTGAAGCTCTTTAATTAAGTTCTTTGATCTTTGTGTAACAAATATATTGTTTTGGTTTATAAGGTTAATACCATACACTATACTATCTCTACCTTTTGTAACTGGGAATACTTGATGACCATATGTATTTAACTCTGCTATTGATTTAGGCTCTGCACTATCTGCCCATAAGCTTCCTAGTATCTGATTGTTTTTTAAGTATTGACTTATGTGTGAGTTTAACATTCCTTTTCTATAGAGTACTTCATCAAATATGTATGCATCATCTAGTTTGTATAGTGCTACTAATGCTGCTTCGTCAACGGAGTAACCAAAGTCTAATCCATGACATAATAACCTAGCATGAGGTGGTATTACATCTATTTGTTTCCAATCAGGAATACAAGCTCCTTCAAGTGTACCTATCTCACCTAGTCCATATACTCTCCACCAATTAGCCCAATAAGAGCTTTTAGAAGCCTTTAGACGAGCTTTCTCTATTTCTTTGATAATACTATCAGGAAGTTCATTATTGTCCTTGTAAGTTAATGTAATGAAGTTTGTATCTTCTGTATTGATTAATTCTTTATCTACCCAGAATAAGTTAGTAGGGTTATAATCTAGCCAAATATCTCCAGAGGTTCTTATTGATAATTGCTGGTAAGCTTCAAAGCTAACATTGTTACACTCATTAATAAATAGATCTGTTCTTCTGGAACCTCTTAATTTGTCTGGTTGGTCTGTAGAAAAGAACTCTATATAACTTCCATTAGAGAATGTATATTTTAATGTTGTTCTATTATACTTCTCTTCGTAATATCTGTTTAATCCCTTTAGGATGTTTAGAAAGTCTTTTAATGCTCCTCTTCTTAAATGTGGAACTGATTCAGATACTACACTTATCTCGCTGCCTGCATTTCTTATTGCCTGATCTATTAAGATAGATAGTATACAAATAGTTTTACCAGCAGAAGTTCCTCCTCTTACTATCTTAACTCTTTTGTCTAATGCAAGAAGCTT